ATCACCCATTTGTGTCTTCACACGTTTACTTTCTTTTTTGTAACATAACATTTGTATCGGTAGTCCTAATGGTGAAGTCCATACTACAGGTGTACCTGTGTTTGCTACAAGTTTAGATACATCTTTTAAAAACTTCATTATTTTTTTAGCGCCCACAATAACTTCATTTATAGCTTCCCATACAATAGGTGTTAGCCATTGTGTAGCTTTAAATAAATCTTCACCAAACTCATGTTTTCTATTACGTTCTACATATTCTTTAACAACATGGTCTTCTAAATATTGTCTACAAGAATATTGTGTCAATGAATATGGTAAACACATAACAGGTTTCTTACAAAGTTTTCTATCTACTCCATAGTCTAACCATTTCTTCGCTAGTGGATTTGTATTACTTCTTAACTTCATAACAACTTTTTGTGCAACAAGACCATAAACATCTGATGGTTTATTTTGTGGTGTTAAGTTTGTAGCTTTACCACCTATCTCATCTCTCATCATAGCTGAGTAATGTTGTAGGCCTGAATTAGAACAATCAGATTGTATAGGTAATGTAGTTATAAATTTTGCATCAAACTCTGTATTAGCAAAATCTCTATACTCAATGCACCATGCAAGAAAACAAAAAGGTTTATCTGCTTCAGTCCACCATGTGTATTCAAAAGGTTTGTTAGCACAATCAATAAACTTTTGATGATTGTCTTTAGCCCATTGTGTTCTTACTTCTATTTCTTCTTTATCAACTTCACCAAACAATCCTGCGCCTGCTATTGCAAAATGTGTAAAGGCATCATTAGTTTCCATACGTTTACCAAACTTAAATTTAAGTAATGCTCTTGCATAGTCAGCACTCTGTGGTGATAACATTGCAGGTTTTGGATATATACGTCCTCTGAAGTCTAATTGATATGGATAGAAAAAACCTTCTTCATTTGCAAAGTGACTAGCTTCTTCAATGATTTGTCTTATCTGTATATATTTAGATTTAGACTTAGCTCTCTCTTTGTAAACCTTCTGTGCTTTTCTTTTCCATTCACGTCTGCTTTCAATATTAGTTTCAATATCAAAAGGCTTCGGTGGTAACTCCATAGCTTCAGGATTAATAGGTAGTTTACCTAGTGGTAAATCCTCATCAATACATTTACGTAATACTTCATAAATAGGTTTATTAATTACCCATTCAGTTTTTTGCATTATGTTTACTGCTTTAGGAACATTAGGCATCTCATGCCATTTGTTCGCTAGTTCTTCTAAGTATCTTCTATTTGTTGCTTTTATTAGATTGTAGTGCATTTGCTATCTCCTTCGCATTGTTAGTGTCATTAAATTTTCTTCCGTAATATCCGCCTACGAATGGTGAAGTCCAATCTCTTGGTGGCATCTTCATTGGTAGATATGTTGGGAAAAGCATTTCATTTTTAATATTAAAGTTTTTTATTTCTTCAATAGTTTTAGGTGTTGCTTCCATATAAACAACTGTCTTAGTTTTATTAAGTTTTCTATGTTGGTGTCTTAAAAGTCCTAACCGTTCTAAATAACTAATTATCTTAACGCCTAAATGTAGTCTGCCTTCTTTACCCCAATCGTCAAAAGCCAGTCCATGCTTATTCATACAGTAAGTCCATACCTTCTGTTTATACTGATACCTATTGGCATTTTGAGGTATATTCTTACCTGACAGTCTTTTAGCTACATTTATGTACTGTTCTTTATGGTCGTTTTTAAACTTGGTTATTCTAGCTTCGTGCATAAGGCCTGTGCCTATATTAATTGCTAGTTTGTTCATTGTGGTTTCGCTTGAAATACCATCAATAGCATTTTTTAAAGATATTAATGAACATACGTCCCATACAGTAGCTCGGTCATCTATAAACTGACCATCTTTAAATGCTGTAGGTGGTAGACATTGGCATAGTAATTTTAGTGCTGTTTGATAATTACCTGCTTCACCTTTATTCATAGCTTTTACATCATTGTTAATCATCTCTGACAACTGAGGTATATACTTCTGCTGTTGTACTATTCCATAAATGGTAGTGCTTTCTTGATGTTTAGTTTGGGCTTCTGTTACGGTTTTCTTGTATCTATTCATACCCCCACGTAACATAGCTTCTTCAAATTCTAGCTCTTTAGTTACTTGCTCTACGTAATCGTTTTTATCTTTAAATTTACCACCAACGCCAACTTTAATTAGTTCTTCAAGCTGTATCTGCATCAATGATTTGGTCTCAGTTTGTGTAGACATAATGTGAACATTCTCCTTGTTTTGTTTGCACTTGTGTTGAAATGCAACAGTCTTGTTGCGTATGTTGCAAGACTACTTGCAGTAGTGCAATTATTAGATTTTTAAAAAAACACAAGTAACAACAATAGTTATTTGCACTTGTGATAGTATTGAAAGATTGACGGTAGTTTCTAAGACTACTGCTTTCGCATAAAACCTGACCTACCGTCACTCCTTCCTGCAACAATTTGCGTCCAATGCAACACACATTGCAACACAGTTGTTGGTGCGCCTGACAAGATTTGAACTTGTACTGCTTTCGCAACCAGTTTCTAAGACTGGCGTGTCTCCCAGTTCCACCACAGGCGCTTTGTGATATGTTACTAGCAAACATCATTTTATTAATCAACCTTCCTTCTGTTATGACCCATCATACTTGTTTTTTTGTTAATTGATTTTATTGCGTCTTTTAACAACGTATCAGAAGAATACGTATAAAAAGTTTGTGTTGTCTCTAATCTTTTATGACCTGCTAAATCTTTAACAACACTTGGTGGATTACCTTTTTCTACTAGCCTTGTGATAAAAGTATGTCTTGTAGCATAAGGCGTAAAGTCATCAGGTAACTCACATCTTTTTTTATACCTTTTAAACAAAGTTCTACGTCTACTATTACCAATAGTAAATAATCTACCATTGTGACCACCACGTTTAAAAGCAAGTTGTCTTCTTGCATTTGCAATATCCATACATCTATCTGTTAGAGGTATAGCTACAGACCAACCGTTAGTTTTTTCTCTGTAAAATACAATATGTTTTTCTTTGTAATTAATGTTTCCAACTGTAAATTTATCAAACTCCGTTTGGTGTCTCATACCTGTATCAACTAACCAAATAAAAGCATCAGCAAATTCAAGTTCACCATCTGCTATCGCTTGATTGTAAACGTTTTCTACTTCTTCTTCTGTCAATGGTCTTTTACGTTTTGATATACCTTCAGGTAGATTAGCCCAACCCATATCTTTAACACGTTCATTAGGGTCTAAAAGTTTTTCTTGGTCTAACAATCCATGTTTAATTGCATACCTAAATGTTTCTCTAAGTATACCTAATCTATGATTTACAGATTTATTAGAAACAGTTGAAAGATTATTCATAGGTCTTTTTGCTATTTGGTCAATAACAAAAGTTTTAAAACCTTCGTATTGTTCTTCTGACTGCATCTCATCTAAACGTATGTCATTTGGAAAGTAATTAAATATATCTGTTGCATATATTAATACATTCTTTTCTTGCTTTTGACCTGACCATCTCTTTTCAAATAGCATATCAAAAGTTTCTTTTAGTTTACCTACACCAAACGCTTTACGTATTTTAGATTTACCATAACCACTAGAAGAAACATAAGCATCAAGGTTTATTTTAATCTTCATTGCTTCTTTAATTGCTACTTGTAACGCTGTATCATACGTAGGACATTTAGCAGTTATAACTACAGGTACATCTTTAAACTCACGATTAACCTGCTTCTTACCATCAACCCAAACCGTCTTACTAGACTGTACTTGTATGGTGTTCTTTTCTCTTAGCCTAATACCTTTAGGCAATAGTTGTGTCATGCTTGTACTCCTATTTTAGTTTTAACGTGTGAATGTGCAGGTGTTACAGCTTTGTTTAACAGTATGCTCTGTAATTTAGCACCATTCGCATTTAGTCTTACACCTTTAAATCTTGTATCATTAGGTACAAACGGATTGTCTACGTATGATAGTAGACCAAGAGTACCACCATCAGGTTTATCTGATAGATATAAAAGTGTTCTTGATAATGATGAAGCGTTGATACCTCTACCGAATACATCTCGATATTTTACAGATATATTTTCCATAGACATATCCTCGTTCTTCATTGTGCATATCAACTTAAATACTAAGTAGTAGTGTTGTGGCACACCGTTAGTATGTAAGGTCTTACGTCTTGCACTTTCGACTGCTCTTACTCTTTGTAAGAACTCTCGGTCAAACGTAAGATTATTGATGACTGCTTCTTCTCTCAACATCACTTCCCCTTCTGTCTTTAATTGCAAAGACTTTTGCTTTGTGATGTGACTTAATAGTTTCTTTAATCAATGCTCTTTGTACTAACCATTCAGGATTAGTATTAGTTGGAATATCACAGTTACGTAAAGTTTTATCAAACGAATACCTGATACACACATTGCCGATTTTCACAGATACAGTTTTTTCATAAAGGTTATTTATTTCAACAACCTTATCTATTACTGGTATCTGTGTATTGTTATCTAAAGCAAAGACGTGATAATTAAAATCGTCAATCCGTCTAAATGTTCTACAACGTAGTTTATGCCAAAGACCACAATAGCTATTAGCCAACATCATTATTATTTTATCTCCTAACTTCATAAATATTATCTCCTAACTTGCGGTAGTGCAACTACTAATTCATGCACTAACCAATTTTATCCATAACAACTAGATGTTGTGTGTAAGTTTATCTTTTAACAAGATATTGAACTTATAAAAAAGATACTACAAAATACTATATCTACAATAGAACATCAATAGAACATTCTAATTTTTTTATAAGTGCATAAACCTATGAGTATCTAGCTTTTCGCATTGTGCTTACGCAACTGATAGAGCCTACTTTATATTAAGTCTTCAGCAGTCTCTATGATTACCACTTCAGCTTTGGGTTCACTAGGCTTTAACTTTTCCTGAGTTTGCTCTAAGGCTTTCGCTAACTTAGGCTTCTCCAGTTTAGGTAAAGCATGACCCCAATCCTCATATATTGGTATGCTTAGTATCATAAGTTCTATCCTTATTGTTCCTTGTCTTTATATAAGTAAGTAGATTGACTACCTTCTTGTCGTCCATCAGTTTTACTTTAAGACCGTTGGGAAACTTAATAGCTTCCCCAACTTTTAGGTTTTTGATTGCTTGTTTCATACGTCTGTCTAATTCAGGTGATTTATGTAACTTTATCTTTAGTATAAAATCTTCTTTACTTACGTATGTCTGATTTAGTGTAACGTGTAGAACACTCATACAGTACCCCCTACCTTGAACCAATGAGGTGTCAGTTTTGGGTCTTTTATTACTTTCTTATTGTTACGCTTATGTATCTTATTGACCGCTATCTTTAGCTGTGCAATGTCATGCGTATTTCTTGCTTCTTGGGCTTCTAGCTTTAAAAGCCTTTGTTTGCTTATTATTGCGAACATATTAACCTATCCTTCCTATACTGATATATGAGATTTATTCTCGCAAATCAGTTGTATCATTCTATACAAATTTTTTTCAACAATGCAACCCATAAATCAACTATCTACTTGATATATAAGATTACCTGTGCTTATCTCTTATTAAGGATAGATAATTATGATAAACGATAAGTTCATAGAGTATATGAACACATCACCTAAAACATTAAAAGACTTAGCTATTTATTTTGAACAGCTTAGTAAAAAGTATTCTGATAAACATATAGCTACTCAAAGTGGTGTAGATAAAAATGTCATTTACAGGTTAAGAAATGCTGAGAATATTACGTTGGATAACTACCTTAAAATACGTAATGCTTTTCCTAATGCTTTTAAACCTGAACCCCTACCGTTTATTTCAGATTTACCTATCTTGGGACAGATTGTAGGTGAGAAGTCGGTACAAGTATTAAACCCTACTCAACCTACTACTGTTCCTGTTCCTACCCCATTAATAGAGCAATGGAAGCCTGTATATGGCTATCTATATGCTGATAACAAGTCATATTATCATGGTTGCGTACATTTATTTACTGGTGCAGGTGTAGATACAGCTAAGGTTACAGACCAATGTAATAATAGGATTATAATGATATATCCTGAAAACTTGTCACCTAAACTTGTAGCTTGTCAAAAAGTAAAAGATAAATATTACTTCTTTCATACTTTGACTAAAGAAGAAATACATTCAGTACCAATAAAGAATAACTTACGTTGGGCTAAGTTCTTATGCGTTATGCCTTACTCTATGATGGAATTTGCAGGTAAGACTG